CAAACCCACACTATCTTCTAGTGTGACAAGAATGGTCCCTGCGGGCTAAAAAGGAAAAAAGAATGAAGTCATTTAGTGGCGGCAAGAAGCCAGCAAACCAAGGTTCTGCTGGAAAAGCATACGAACAACCAGTTAAAAAATCTGGTGTTCCAGGAATTGCAAAACCAGGTGCGTCAACAATTATGTTCTCTGCACAACCATCTGGTACAAAAGGTGGAAAACCACCAAAGCACGCTGGTAGATAAATAATTTAATTTAAGGACGTATATAAATGGCAAGAGGTGGAAACCGACCAACAGCACCACAGAATAATCCAATGAATATTAATGGACGTGGTGGTAACGGTCAAAGCGGTACACAGGCTGCCAGATACGTTTCAGGTCTCCCTTATGGAGAGGGGCAAGAATTAATGCAAACGCAACAATCTGCTCCTTTGGCTGCGGCTCCGGGTATTGAACAATCAAGAACGCCTATGGCACCCGCGTCAGCCGCAGCCTCTATTATTCCAATGAACGCCCCAACTCAAAGACCAGATGAAGCAATTACTTTTGGTGCAGATGCTGGTGTGGGTCCTGGTTTAGGTTCATTAGGTTTACCAAGCGTTACAGAAAGAACTGTTGCACAAATACTTTCAGAAGTAGCACAATACGACACAACCGGTGAAGTGCGTGCGTTGTATGAAAGAGCACTTCTTGGTGGGTTCTAGTGGTAAATAACACTGACCCAATTTTAGATGCTTCAAAAGAACTTTATGCTGCAACCCAATCAATTAATCTTCCCCCAAAGGAAAAACAAAAACTTACAGGTTTCTCTGACCTTATTGTAAAAAACAGACAACTACTTAGTTTACCAATAGCAGATGCTCGCAATGAGTATTTAAAACTTGACGAAGATATACAAGAAACTTTAAAACGTTTTAACCCTGACGCTGCCTGGGCTAAAGAACCAGACAGGTCCTTTTTAGGTGCAATTAAAGAAAACGTTGTTGACCCAGTACTACGTAACGTAAGTATCTACAGTAGCCGTTTAACCGAACCTTATCGCGCTATCAGAACTAAAGTAGTTGAAAACGTTTCATGGGACGATGCATGGGAAGCCGCACGTGACGGTAATGCTTTATTTGACAAACAACGTGAAATCAAAGTAGATAACTACTACGAAGCACCTGTTGCAAAGATTGCTAAACAAATTTCTACCGGTAAAACTATTGGTGAAGTTATGGCAACTCTTGAAACACCTGAAGAAATTGATGCCATGATGAACATGCTCAATGGTGATAAAATGTATGAACAAGCCATTGCTGACTATGACACTGCAAAAATATCTATGGGTCGTGATTTATTCTACGAAGCCTTTGATGTTGACCCAGGTGAATTTGGTGCTAACCGTTTTGCATTTAATAGATTTTCAGGTGCTGCTGATTTGGCAACACAAATTGCTTTTGACCCATTAACTTACATTCCCGTTGCAGGTCAAGGTTACAAGATTGCTCAATTAAGCATTTTAAGAATTGCTAAAGAAACAGCATTATCAGGAGAACTTGGTAAGTTCAGTATTGAAAAAGCATTTACTGCACCTATAGTTGGAAAACAAGTAACAAGATTCTTTGATACCGTTGGCCCTCTTATCAAGAAATATAAAGAAACAACTGGTACTGAACAAGCAGAAGCCTTTGGTTTACTAACACGTAATTTTCGTGGAGACATTACACTTGATGCAGTCAACCAACTTGCTAAACATAATGTTTTTGATGCCCAAAGTGCACAAGATTTCTTAGGCCAAGCAAACAATGCAATGGCTTTAATTAACGGTAAAAGCGTTGGTGCTTTCCCAACACTTCCAACATACAGTGTTGTTCGTCAAACTAAAGATGCTATCAAAGCATCAGTTCAAAAAGCAACTGGTTTAAATAAAAGAGTTGATGTTCAAGGTTTTGGAATTGAAGATAACATTTTTTCATTCCTTGATAACATGGTTGGTTTAATCACTAAAGAAAATGCTGACCCTAAAGAAATAGCAGCAGCACAAGTTGTAGTTAAAAAAATGCAAAACACTTTTGGTCGTTTTGCTAAGAACTGGGAAATTGCACCAGGATTTAAAAGTTTAAAAACAGGTATCAAATACTTTAAAGACGGAACTTCAATTGATGAAGGTTTAAAATCAGTTAAAGACGTTGTTGCCCTTTCTCGTGTAGCAGGCTTCTCGCGAGCAATTGCTGACGAAATTGGTTTAGCCTGGGCTAAAGGTAATCAAGCACAACGTATCAAAATACGTGACGGTGTTATTGCAACAGCAGCACACAGCATGGGATTATCAGCAACAGATTCTGGACGTCAAGTATTAGACCGTACTTTAAGAGTTTTAAAAGGCGAACAATACGCTACTACTCAAAAAGTTACAAAACCATACTTAGATTCACTTGGTAGTCAAAAGAACATTCTTGTAAATAATTTTAACATTGATGAAGCATCAATTGCTTTAGGTGACGAAATAAGAATTAACCCATCAACAGATGGTGGCACTGCTTCAAGAGCAGTTGCTGAATGGCAACTAGCAGATGAAGTTTCAATTCCACCTATTCACGAATGGTACCGTGAAGCATACAGGTCTAAAAATTGGGTACATAGAAGTTTAGGTAACGCATTTAACAATAAAGTTTCACAAGGACTTGTTGATACTTGGTCATTCTTAACACTTCTTCCACGTCTTGGTATTCGTTCCGTTATTGAAGAAGTAATGTTATTTGGTTTTGTTGCACCAGTTGGCGCAATCAAAGCATTATTTACTGATGGTTACAATGCATCACGTCAACTTCGCCGTATAACCAATGACCCAAAAACTTGGAAACAAGGTTGGTTTGATGCAGCAGGTTTATCTTTACCAATCCGAGCATGGTATCAAGTATTCCAAAAAGGTATTGACAAAAGATTAGCCGCAGAAGCAGCAGACGGTAAAAAATTACATGAACTAATGGCCACTGCTATGATGGCTTCTCATCAAAGAATGAGGGGAACATCTACTAGAGCACACGCTAGATGGTCCAGAGACTTTGTTAAATACGGTTGGGGAACCAAACTATACGAAGATGTAACTATTTCTAGTTCATCTGGTAACAGAATTGATGTTCTTGCTACACGTGGACAAGGTTCACCTGAAGAAGTTGCAAAACTTTACGGTGATATTGCACCTTGGAACGTAGATTTAGTAGCAGCAAGAAAAAATGAAAGTCCTCAAGGTGAATATAGAGACATTCCTGTTGGAAATCCAGCCTACTATTTAGACTGGACAGAAAACGCTATCAAAACCATTGCATTAAGTGGCGATACAGGAAAAATTGCTGTAATGCACATGGATGATATTGATACTGCTGTCATCAAAATACGTGAAGTATTAGATGCAGACCCAACCATTGCTAAAAGATTTGCTAACGCGTACGGTGACCAAACAATTGACCACGAACGCTTAGCGTTTAAACTGTATCTAAAAGCATCTGAAATTTTTAGACGTGCAGATGGTTCAATAAACCCTACACTTGTTGACATTGTTCGTAAAAAACGTACCAAAGCAGACGGAACTGTTGAAACTTACCTAGATACAAACTTTAGTATTGATGAATTAAGAAAACTTGATACTAGAGAACTTCCAGACACTGTAGTTGGACGTGTTTATGTACCAGTTGCATACAACAAGGGTGGAGTAATCAAGGCTATAACCGAAAAAGGTTATGCTTGGATGGACCGTCAAGTTGCAACAATGGCACGTGAACCAATCTTTCACTCAAATTACTTTTTCTACCGTAAACAACTGCAAGATATAGAAAACATTAAGTTTAAACAACTTATTGCTCAAGGTTATTCAACTGAATCAGCCTCAGCAATCTCATCAGCGTATGCAACACATAACGCTATGGAGTTAGCGGTTAAACGTACTCTTGATTTTGTTGATAATCCAAACATTCGTACAAATATGGCTTGGAGTTTGCGTAACTTTGCACGTTTTTATCGTGCAACTGAAGACTTCTATCGTCGTATTTATCGTGCTGGTATTAAAAACCCACAATCAATCATTCGTTTACGTTTAGCATCAGATGCATTAGACCATTCAGGTTTTGTGTACGATGATGAAAACGGTGACAAGTACTTTATCTTCCCAGGTGATGAAATCTTTACAGCAGCAATTGCTCCTGTAACTAAATTGCTAACTGGCAAGACTTTACAAACACCTATGCCTTTAGAGTTTACCGGTAAGATTAAAATGCTTACCCCATCTCTTGACCCACAATCATCAATACCAACATTCTCAGGTCCTTTATCTGGTATATCATTCTTAACCTTACAAAAGTTAATGCCTAACTTTATGGGTCCAGTTAAAGATAGACTTGTTGGTGTAACTCTTGGACCACGTTCAACTAATGCTAGATGGACAGATGTTATTCTTCCATCAAACGTTCGTCGTGCTGTTGATGCTTTAAACCAAGATGAACGCGATTCACAATTTGCTTCTGCTGCACGTAAAGCAATTATTTACATGCAAGCAACAAAACAAGGTTTACCTCTTGATGCAACAGAAGAACAAAAACTAGCATACCGTCAACAAATTGAAGGTATTGCAGCAAACATTGTTGTCACTCGTTTCTTCCTTGGTATGCTTTCACCAGTATCACCACAAATTGGTTTTGGTAAAGACATTCCAGCGTTCTTAAAAGATGCTGGTAACGTAAACTTCAAATCAGAGTTTAATAAACTTGTTAACGAAATTGCCGCAACTGGTGAACCAGATGCTTACAATATTGCGTTGCAAAGATGGACAGAATTAAATCCAGGTTTACTTGCTTATACTATTGGTGAAACAGATGCCAACAAGGTTGCAACTGTTAAGAAAACTGACCAGGCTGCTAAATGGGTTCGCGGTAATCGTGACCTTATTCAAAAGTATCCTGAAGGTTCAGGGTTCTTTATCCCTTACACAGGTGAGTTTAACTTTGATGATTACACATTCTTAAAGCGTGAAGGTTATACAGAGTCTGTTCCGGTTGAAGATTTCTTAAAGCGTGTAACTGTGGCTGAAGATAAAGAAGCCTATTATGCTTTGAAAGAGTCATTTGATACCCGCATTGAATCTGCTGGTGCTGCACCATTAAAGGCTGCCATTCGTCGAGAATGGGATGAGGCTAAAGATGAGTTCCTTACAACTAGACCTTTGTTGGTTCAGGACCTTGAGACTCGTCAAAGTCGTCAACAAATAGTTAACTCTATAAACGATTTGCGTACAATGATTAGTTCAGGTGATGCACCTAAAACTGATTTGACTCGTAAATACAAAGAGATGATTTCTATTTATGATAACGCTAACAACATGCTTGAACTTATTACAAGTGATACTAAGGTTCAACGTAATCAAAAAGAAGTTATTCGTCAAACAGCATTTGCTAAGATTAAAGAAGTAGCAGCAGGTGACCCACAGGCTGAAATGGCTATACGTGTTTTATTTACTAGGTTATTGGGAGTTTAATGGCTGAGATTGTTTACAATGCGGAGCAAAACGCTAAGGAATATAAAGAACTTAACGTTAAAATCAATGCTCTAAAAAAACGCATTAAAGATTTAAGAGTAGAAGATGCTAAAGCAACTATTGATAAAACTTCTGAAATAAATACTGCCAATAACGAACTTGCTTTGCTTGAAGAAAGACGTACAACAAATAGAGAAGCGCTAAGAAAATTTGTTGAATCTACAAAGGTTGATACAAAAACTCAAAAAGTTGCTGATGAAATCAGTAGTTTAAATGAACAAATTGATTACATTAACAAAACAGGTAACATAAAACCTATTACTGCACAAGAAAGAAAAACTCCAGGTTTATCACCTTTAGGTGAATCAGGTCGTGCAGAACCTGGTTTAGGTCAAGATTTTGGAGTTGTAGCAGCAACTGACGAATACCTACAAGGTTTAATTCAAAAACGTGATTCCCTTAGAAAAACTGCACCTACTGGTCCTACTGGAGCAGTAGAACCAACTAAACCTACTGTTCCTACTGGTGCACCTGGTGCTATTGGTGGACTCGCTAGTGGATTAACTTCTGCTCAACCTAAAAATGTTATTGTTGGTATTGATGTCGCTCAAGATTTTGCTGGAGACCCAACTCAACCATTAGACCAAACTAAACGTTCTGTTATTGAAACAGGCGAAACTGGTTTGTTTTCTATTCAAAACAATCCTGCTTTTGCAGGTGGAACATACCTATTCTTAGGTGATGAAAAAACTGGTTCATTTTCAAGACCAGTTGAAGTATCAAGATTTAGAGCAGATTTATATAAACTATCTCCTCAAGAAGTTATTGAGTACAAAAAATCTTTAGGTTACAGCAATCCTACCGCATCAAAAGATGTAAAATTTATCAATGATGTTCTTGCTAAAGCACAAGAAGTTTCAGAGTTTAACTATTACAATGCTGCATCAGGTGGCAGAGACCAAGTAGGTTTAAAGAATTACATAACAGACCCTAAAAGATATGGCGCCACAATGGCTGGTGCTGGCGGGGTTGTTGTATCTGCTGAAGAGTTAAAGGCTAAAACTGAAACTGTTAGACTTCTTGCAACAGAACTTGGTGTTACTTTATCAGATGGTGACGTTAGAACTCTTGCAATGCAATATGCTAAGGGTGCTATTGATGCTAATACTATCAAGTATCAAGTTGCTCGTGCTGGAGAAGTTGATTACACTCAGGGTACAGCAGCACAAACTTTTGCTGAACTTCAAGCATTAAGTAGAAGTTATGGTCTTGATGTATCTGATGCCTATTTGCAAACTGCTACAAAAAATATTATTACTGGTACGCAAACACTTGATGGAATCACAAGTGATTTTAAAACCCAAGCAATAGCCTTATATCCTACAATGGCTGATGGTATTGGAAATGGTTATACTCCACGTCAAATAGGTTCTCCTTATATTAAGTTTCTTTCAACTATTCGTGGTGTAGATGAATCATCTATTAATATGAATGACCCTTTTATGACTAGAGCATTTACATCTTTAAACGATAAAGGTCAACCAGAGCAATTGCCTTATTGGAAATTTCAAAACATTGTTAGAGAAGAAGACCCAAGTTATGGTTTCTCTAAAGATGCTGAAACACGTGTCACATCTATATTAACCGCTATGGGTAAAACGTTTGGAAAGGTTTCTGCATAATGGCAAAATCACGTAAAGAGTATTTGCAGGAACGTCTTGACTTAGCCAAAAGTATTAACCCAAGTGTTGCAGTTACTATTCCAACTGGAACTATTTCTAAAACTAAATTAACTGAACTTGACGCTGCTCTTAATAAGGTTATTTATCCTTCAGGTGTTTATGGTGCTACAGGTACTCCTGCTCCTACCACTAAAACTCCTCCTGTAACTAATACAACTAATACACAAAACTGGATAGAATATTTACGTTTAACATTAGAAAACTGGGGATTAGAAACACTTGCTCCTAAAGCAAGAGATTTTTTAAACCAAGGTTTTGAAGCAGAAACAGTTCTTTTAAAGATTCAAGAAACACCTGAATATGAACAACGTTTCAGCGGCAATATAACACGTAAAAAATCAGGTCTTTCAGTATTAGGGCCAAAAGAATACTTGGCTTTAGAAGATGCTTACCGTGCTGTACTTCGTTCATCTGGTATGCCAACAGGTTTCTATGATGAACCACAAGACTTTGCAAACTTTATTGCTAAAGATGTTTCAGCAACTGAACTTAAATCACGTGTTGATTTAGCATCAACAGTTGTTAATAGTGCTGACCCATTTTTAGTTGGTCAATTAAAAGACTACTACAACTTAACTAAAGGTGAAATGCTTGCTTATACTCTTGACCCTGAACGTGCTGTTCCGTTGATTGAACGTCAAATTAAAGCAGCAGAATTTGGTGCTGCAGCACAACGTCAAGATATAACAGTTAGCGCACCTATGGCTGAACAGTTTGCAAGTATGGGTGTTACAAAAACCCAAGCAGAACAAGGGTTTCAAACTGTAGCACAAGTTCTTCCAGGTGCTACAAAACTTGCAGATATTTACAACAAAACTTACGGACAAGAACAAGCAATTGCTGAAACTTTTGGTGGCGCTGGCGCCGCTCAAGCAGCAGAACAACGTAGACAACTTGTTGAATTAGAGAAAAGTTCTTTCGCTGGTCAAGCAGGAGTCGGTAGAGGCTCACTCGCTAGACCTGGTCAAGGACAAATTTAAAAGCCTGCTAGGCGCACCGGCACCTAGAAGCGTAACCGAAGACCGGTAGTACAAGCCAACACAGATTCCCCTGTTTGTGTATGTGGTGTACGACAACTTAATGAAAGGGAGTGGCTGCAATGGCCAACCAATACGAATACGAAGACGAAATAGAAGAACAAGATAATGGTCCCGCTGAATTGCGAAAGGCCTTAAAGAAAGCACAAAAGGAAAGAGAAGCCATTGAGGCTGAACTTAACCAAATGCGTTCTGAGATGCGTTCTCGTTCCGTCAAAGATGTATTGGCCTCAAAAGGTGTATCAGATAAACTAGCGAAACTTATTCCTGGTGATGTGAACACACCTGAACAGATTGATGCTTGGTTAAACGAATACAGTGATGTATTTGGTATTAGACAAGATGAGTCTGCTCAACCTACCGTTGATGAGGAAACGATTAGAGATAATCAACGTATCAACCAAAGTACTTCAACAGCAAATACACCTTCAGGTGAGCAAACGCAACACCAAAAGGTTATGGCTGCGAAGACTAAGGATGAACTTGACCAACTTCTTTTCGGTCAATCTCTCGGTAGATAATCGCAACTACTAACAACCTTGAAAGAAGGTGAACTAAATTGCCTACAGAAAATTATACCAGCACTAGCACCGCGTCCCTAGGAACTTCCTTGGTACAGACTGCTTATGACCGCTATGTAGAATTTGCTCTGCGTGCTATGCCACTTATCCGCGATGTTGCTGATAAGCGCCCTGCACAACAGGCTATGCCAGGTTCATCTGTCGTATTCCAGTTATACACTGATTTATCGGCAGTAACCGGCACTTTAACTGAAACTGTAGACCCAGATTCAGTTGCTTTAGGAAATACAACCAACGTATCCGTAACTCTAAATGAATACGGAAACGCTGCAATTGCAACACGTAAATTAGAACTGTTCTCATTGTCCGATGTTGACCCTGCAATCGCAGACATCATTGCTTACAACATGGCAGATTCTATTGACAACTTTGCACAAACCGTTCTTCGCGGTGGAAGCAACGTTATTTACTCAGGTGGAGGCTCAACAACTACTGGTGTAACCGGTGGAACTGCGTCACAAATCACCTCAGCAAATATCCGTAGAGCCATTGCTAAGTTACGTGCTAACAAAGCCGTTCCACGTGTTGGTGAATTGTACTGGGTTGGTATACATCCAGAAGTTTCACACGACTTACGTGCTGAAACAGGCGCAGGTGGATGGCGCGAAGCACACGTTTACAACGAATCAGGTGCTGGCAATCTATGGCCAGGGTCTATCGGTGTATACGAAGGTGCAATGTTCGTAGAATCACCACGTATGTACAACGCTACAGACGGTGGTTCAAGCGCACGCGTATTCCGCACAATCCTTGCTGGTAAACAAGCACTTGCTGAAGCAGTTGCTGAAGAACCACACGTAGTGATTGGTCCTGTAACAGATAAGTTAATGCGTTTCCGTCCAATCGGATGGTACGGCGTTCTTGGTTTTGCTCGCTATCGTGAAGCAGCCTTGTTCCGCATTGAGTCAACCTCAAGCATCAACAACGCCTAATTTAGGCAAAATTGTGACCCCCATCTTTGGGTGGGGGTTACACCTTTAAGGAGAACAATGGCATATTACTTTTTACCACCAACTGTTGAAGAGGGTCCTCTTGGTTTGGGTGCATTGTTTTATCGTTACAAAATAACTAAGGCTAATAGTATTTTACAAAGAACTGACGGGTCTTATTACAGTATTCGTACACCAAGCGTTGATGAAACACAATCCGCTTTATATTATTATCCAGGTGGACATAAGAATTTGATTTCTGAAAGTGAACGTACAAGTTTAATCGCTGCCGGTTACGGCGCCTATATTATAGAGGAATAGATGACACCAGGTAGATACAATATTAAGGTTTATCAAGGCTCAACTTTTAGTCTTGCCCCGCAGTGGAAAATTGACGGCACATACGTGAATGTGACTGGTTACACTGCTGCTATGAGTGTTAAGTATTCCGCAACTTCTGTTTCAACAATTATTTCTTTAACTTCTTCTAACGGTAAAATTACTGTTGGCACTACTGATGGTAAGTTCACTTTGGCTTTAACTGCTGCTGAAACTACTGCTTTGGCTGCAGGTAATTATGTTTATGATTTGGAAGTTACTTCCCCTGCTGGTGTTGTGACTCGTCTTCTTGAGGGTGGCTTCACTGTTTATGAAGGGGTTACTTCTTAATGACAACAGTTTTTTCTACAGCAGTTGTTGAAATCCCTACCACTACTACTACTCTTAATGTTCAATATGAGGAAACAGTCACTGTTGAGTTGGGTGTTTTAGGTCCTCAAGGTTTCACTGGTTCTACAGGTAGCACCGGTCCAACAGGTGCTTCTATTACTGGCTCTACCGGTCCTACCGGTGGCACAGGTCCAACTGGTCCTACCGGTTCTCAAGGCGATACTGGTGCTACTGGCCCTACTGGTGCAAGCATTACTGGCGCTACTGGTAGTACTGGAGCAACCGGACCTACAGGTTCTACAGGGCCTACAGGCTCTACAGGTTTAACTGGAAGTACTGGGGCAACTGGCCCAACTGGTTCTCAAGGTGTTACCGGTCCAACTGGTTCACAGGGTTCTGTTGGTGCAACAGGTTCTACCGGACCAACTGGTGCACAAGGTGTAACAGGTGCAACAGGTGACACTGGTGCTACCGGTTCTATTGGTGCCACTGGCGCAACAGGACCAACTGGGTCAACAGGATTAACTGGAGCAACTGGTGCAACAGGACCTACCGGTTCTACCGGCTTAACAGGTGATACAGGCAGTACAGGACCTACAGGTCCAACAGGTGTAACAGGTTCCACTGGGCCAACAGGTCCTACTGGTGCTGATTCAACTGTTGCAGGGCCTACAGGGCCTACAGGTGCAACAGGTGCATCTATCACAGGTCCAACAGGACCTACTGGTAGTGCTGGTGTAACTGGTGCTACAGGTGCAACTGGTGCCACTGGTGCAGGTTCTGATGCTTTCCCTGTAGCCTTATTCCTTGGTGGAATGTAACAAAACAACATATTGGGGACGATATGAAACAAATAAAGATATGTGCGTACACAATTGCTTTGAACGAAGAGAAGCACGTGATGCGATGGTTAGAGGGAACTAAGGACGCTGACCTTAGAGTTGTTGCTGATACTGGTTCAACAGATAGAACTGTTGCATTATTACAGGCTGCACCTAATGTTATTGTTCATAAG